TAGGTTTAGGCTTTTTCTTTTTCTTGTCATAGGGCATAAGATTCTCCTTGTTTAATGTTTCTAACGACTGTCATTTACCTTTAGGTTTAGGCTTCTTCTTGTGAGCTGGCATATTATTCTTCTCGTTTAATCCAACCCATACTGTCTAGTTCTATATGTTGGGCAGGAGTGGTTACTGTTCGGGCTTCACCTGTGCTAGGATCTACCATTACGTGAATTTCAAAAACTTCTTCTTGCACGTAGTCGTCAAGGTCTAACCAGTTGGCTATTTGCTTGTCAATTTCACGTAGCAACAGTGGGTCTGTTGCACTTTCCTTAGCAGTCTTCAACTGTGCTATCTCACTGCTGGTGTCACGGATGTTAAAGCTGTTAGGATATGTAATTTTACCATCCCACTTACGGTCCATATACATTGCAATAAATTGCCAAATGTTCTCTTCGCCTAGTTCCATAGCGCGTGCCTTGCTAGACAACTTACTATTTAGCAATTGGAATTCTGTTTCCATGGCCACACCACTTATGGTTTTGCTTTCTGTTGCACGAACAGCACCTGTGTTGGCCATCTTGTCAATTGCACTAATGGCGTGCGCAATTGCTTCATATATGCTGGTCACGCTAGCACCATTGTATTCCAACAGGTAAGGTTTAAGTGCGGGATCCATGTCTTCGGTTACGTTGATCAAACTGCCTGCACCAATACCAGCTTGTGTGTTCACAGTCTTAACAAGGCTTGGGTGAGTGTTAAGGCGGATGCTTTGGTCCACTTCACTTGTGGCATTGTAGATAAAACGTTGTAGGTCAGCAATGTCTGCAATGTCACTCTTGCCAACACCACGGAATCCTGTGCGTTGGTTGTAGATTACCACAGCTGGAATAACACCCAATTGGTTTTCTTCTACAATAGGCTGTCCCATGTATTGTGACTTGCTGTCATATATCTGTGTAATTATTGAGTCCGGATACCATTCTTTAACTGTGACATTATCACCGTTGATGTCTTCAATGTATTTGAAATAGCTGAGTTTGTAGCGTCCAACCGCATCACGTTCAAACTGCCAATCTATTACGCTTAGTGGGGTTAACATGTTGAGGTATGGACGAACACCCATTTCCAACTGTTGTGCGCGTGTCACCGCTTCCACATTGGGCTGTGCCACAATGACCCAAGCGTGACCAAATACGCTGGTCCATACATTGACATCACTCATAAACTGGTTAAAGCTGCGTCCATCAAGGTCTGCATCTTCTAGGATGTCATCCATAATGGGCAAGCTGGTCATGTTACCCAGTTCACGCGTGGGATCTTGTCTAAACATAAAACTGTTATACACAGAGATCACGCTGGCACAATGGTTCTCAAGTGGGGTTGCATGCAGTCTGGCAAGGTATTCTTTGTCCGTTTCATTTTGGTAGCGCACAAGGTGACCAGCTTCTCTGTAGTCCTCACCCCCAAGATAACTTTCGTAAAAGTATTTCCATTCGGGTTCAAGATCTGAGTAGAGCTCATTGCCTCCCAACGCCTTGTTAATTTCTCTATCTAGCCTGTTGCTGATACTCATATCTTATGATTCCTAGTAATTATTGATGCTGTATTTATAGTATTATGCAATTGCCATACCCCATCGTTGTGGTTGCGTTGGCACTGTAGCAATACGCTTGATTGGATACAAATATGCAACGGCATAACTGATAGCATCAAACATATGGTCAAATCCTGTATCTTTGTCAGGAATAGTCGTGCCTGGCTTGAAGCTATGCTTGTCCAAACACTCAATGGTGTATTTACAGTTAGTTGTAATAAACAGTCTGACTTGTTTATTGGCATTCATCAGTCTAGCGTTGAACGCATTTATTCTGTCTCTTACTGGGTCGTGCTTGCGTGGTGCTTTAACAATAAAGCCAGCATTCTCAAGTATCTTGTGGTCACTGTTGCCACCACTGCTGGTTTGCTTGCGACTGCCACTAGGGTCAGGATATACAAACACCTTGCTTTTTGGATAACGTGCCTTGATCTCATCACACATTTCGTCAGTGTTGCTGCCATATATTCTTATTTCGTCAATGCAGGTCAACACATCGTTCTCACCCTTTATAAGGATAGCTGCCGTGATTGGATTTACGTTGAAGTCCATTCCCACATGTATCATGCTGGTGTTGTAATCCATAAGTGCTGGTCTAACGTGCAGTTCATGTTTGAATTCCCATGCAACTTGACTGTCAGTTGTTTCAAATGATGCTAGAAACTCTTGACGGAACTGGCTTTCAGTTAGGTCTTCACGTGCTGCTTCAATCTCGCTTGCACTTACAAAGCCACCATCCAATGTGGTGTAGGTAAAGTTGGCCCAGCCTTTTGACTTGTTGGCTTTAATATAAAGGTCATAAAAGTAGTTGCTTCTGCCTTTGGGTGTGCCAATAAACAGTGCACCACCTTGTTGATCCGCAAGTGCTGGACGTATCACTTCTCCCCACAACAGTTGCAGCTTGCATTCAGCCGCTTCGTCAATGACCACATAGCTGAGACTAACACCACGTAGTTTGTCTGGGTCTTCACTGCCCTTTAAACTTATGGTGGTGCCATTCTTCAATAACAGTGTAAGTTCACTTTCGTTAATCTTCTTGACCCATCGCAGCTTTATAAGCTTGCGCTTGAGTATCTTCCACATTAGGTCTTTGGCACTTCTGTATGTGGTGGTAATAAAATATATGTTTTGGTCTGGTTCCTTGGCACGATAACATATTTCGCGCATGGCCAAATAGGTCTTGCCAAAGCGTCTGCCCGCACAGACCACCTTGAAACGCGCGGGGTCATCAGCAACAATGCGCTGACACTTACTTAACTTCACTTAGCGTTTCCCAAACATGCTTCCAACGCTGCTATTCTACTTTGGGCCAAGGCTAAACTGTTGCGCAGTTCTATTGTGCTGCGTGTGTTGGTAAACACTTGACTTGCAATGCCTTGATATGCTTGGGCAGTTTCTTGTAGGATTTTACTTTGTCCAACATTAAGCGTTATTAGATCGTTAACCCTTGACTCCAATCTTATGATAGCTTCTCTATTGGTAACAAGTTCATGGTAGGGGTCAAAATCATTATCCACGTCGATATTCTCCATTACGTTTAAGTTGACTTAGTCTAGTGGCAACCACTGTGTTGTCCACACTCCAATCGCCAAACATATTTACTCGCATGAGACACAAACTGGTCTTGCTGCGACCACGTTGAACAAACAGATCATCAGGCCAAATGTTCAGCCAGTCTTCCCAACTTAGTGCATATGGTTCCTGTCTATACTTGCACTGTGCTCTGTGTTTAAGCCAAGCGTATCGCTTGTCACGTCTAATTGGGTCTGCTCCTGCCACATACTTTTCAGGATCCTTGCGCACACGGTTGGTTACTGGTTTTGGCACATACTTCAATCTATATTCGTTCATCTGTCGATCTCACTTTGTTACAGTTATTTATCGTTAATGTTAAATACCCGCAGGCCTATTAGGGGTTGACAATCAATTTAGAGATGCTATAATTATTATAATTACTAAATACACTAAGCAAGAGACAAGCAAATGGGCAATCTAAAGTTAATCAACCGCATACTAGATACCACAATTCCATTTACAATCCAACGCACGTTTCTTGAATCTAGCGTGGCATGGTTAGAACAAATGCATGCAGGTGCAGAACTAACATACCACCTGCAACTACTACTTGACAGACAAGAGGATGACCATAATGAGTTATACAGTAGCAAAGATTAGCACTCCTGACGGCGTTGCATTTACAGCACGTGACGACCAACGCACCTGCCTAGACCTAATCCTACAGGCAATTCGGGTTGTTGAACAAGACCTGAAACCCAGTATGCTATACCAAAGTATCTATAAACACCAGCAATGCAGCGTGACCATAATACAAAAAGGCCTTCGCAAGAACCAAGCAGACAACATAAAGAAGATTCTAATTAACTATGAACAGCTTATGGGCAACACCGTGTTGAATGCCAAATGACTACTAATGCACAATTGATAGACCTTATCAAGCATGGGCCCACAGATTGGATTGAAACAGTCCGTCGTGGCGACACTGTAACACGGGTCCAAGTGCATATTACTCCGGGTGGTAATAGACGCGTAACCGTATTATCAACGTATAACATATATGACCAAGCTAACGATACAAAATATTAAATTAATTAACGCTTACTTGCAACGTGTGCCAATGGGTTATAAAGAAGTAGAACGTGACATCATAATGCGCAAGTCACAAGTGTTAACCAATACCCAACTACACGAATTTATAATGAGGAAGATAGGCGATGAAAGTCTTGATATTAGTAATAAGCATGTTAAGTCTAAGCGGGTGTGCAGCATACTTTGATGCGCAGGATCCATGCCAGCGTCAACCTTACCCTAGTTTTTGTGGTGCTAGCATGTCTACCACATACATTATTAACGGTGAACGTTACATTGTAACCAAACCTTAACGGCCATTCATCCAAGTGCTCACACCCACATAGGCACCCACAATGCCCGCTTGCGCAACATAGAACAGGTCACTCATGCTGGCCAAACTGTCCAAACGGTCAATAGTAACCCAAGGAGTAAACAGCATGGCAGTAAATATAAACATGGCCACCAGTGCTGCCCAAGCCATCAAACCCTGCTTGCGCTGTTTACGCAGTTCACTTTCTAGCTTTTGGTTGGCCTTATACAGCGTCCATTCTTGTTCGCTCCAAGTGCCATCTTTATCTGTGTCAAATGATTCCATCTAATCCCCTTGCACTTACTCTACAGTGGATAATACCATTGTAATATTGGTCATCCATTAATACGTTTCTATCAAACTGTTCCTTGCATTCCAAATAGCTCATAGTATTTTTATTGGCACACAGGTGCAGTATTTCACGAGAGAAGTGCTGTGCGCCGTCTAAGACACGTTGTGCAGTCAATTTGTCACTACTTCCCCAATAGGTTTGCCAGTCGGTGTCTATTCGCTTGTGGCGCTTGTTCTTTTTACCTTTAAGTGGGGGCAGTTTGCGCGTGGTGATGGCCAACTTCTTGCCCACGTATAACATATTGTTCTTGTGGTCAGTTATAAGGTAGACAAAGCCAATGCAGTCCAGGGGCATTTCCAACATGGGCAGACCCTTATACCACCAAGTCATTTACCAAACATCCTCGTAAACGCATCCACGTTGTGCCAATAGTCACTAAGCACCTCACTAAGTTCTTCCATAGTAACCACATATTCAATGCGTGGTTCACTATCGGCATTAATGGTTGACTTTTCTT